AGATAGGGTTGTTAGTGGATCTTACACCTCTGCAACAACATCAGTTAGCGGAAGCAGTACTTCAGGATCTATAGTATTCGAAACACTTTCTAAAGGTGCTCTTATGAATAACTCAGGATCTGAGACAGGTGGTGCTCTAGCAAGCGGTTCTGCGGACAATGTAAGATTACAGATTGTAAATTCAAATACTTCTTCAGGAACATTTGATTTACTAATAAGACGGGGAGATGATACAACAAACACCCCTACAATCTTAGAAACATGGACAGGATTAACATTAGATCCATTCTCTCCTAATTATGTTGCTAAAGCGATCGGAGATCAATCATTTACTTATGCATCTTCAGGAACAAGTTACTACTTAGAAGTAACAGGATCTTTCCCGGTAAATTCAAAATACATCAGAGTAAGATCAGTAGTTAATCCAACTCCTAATTACTTTGATAACTCAGGAGTAGCTAAAACAGCTTTCACCCCTTACATCCCAGTTAATGGATCAAGTTCATTCTCAGGTGCTACAGGTGGTATCATGGCAGGTGCTCAGTATTATAATACTATCTTAGACGGTAACAAGTCACAGGGTATACCAAGTGGAAGCTATGATAATATGATTAACTTGTTATCTAACCAAGATGATTACAAATTTAACGTATTGTTAACTCCTGGATTATTCAATTCATTACACACCTCACAAGCAACTGGTATTATCAACAACACTCAAAACAGAGGAGATAGTATTTATGTATTAGATTTAGTACCTTATAATTCACAAGTCAACACAGTGACTGGTCAAGCAGCTTCTAGAAACACTTCCTATGCTACTTCATACTGGCCTTGGTTACAAATCTTAGATCCAGATTCTGGACAACAGGTTTGGGTTCCTGCTTCAGCTTTAATCGGAGGTGTTTATGCATTTAACGATTCAGTAAGTGAGCCTTGGTTTGCACCAGCAGGTATCAACAGAGGTGGATTAGGAAACGTAATCAGAGCAGAAAGAAAATTAGCTCAATCTGACAGAGATACTCTTTACAGTAATAAAGTTAATCCGATTGCAACATTCCCAGGAACTGGAGTTGTAGTTTATGGACAAAAAACATTACAGCAAAAAGCATCTGCTTTAGATAGAGTAAACGTTAGAAGATTGTTAATTGCATTAAAGTCTTACATCTCTCAAGTTGCTAATAATTTAGTATTTGAACAGAACACTGTCGCAACTAGAAATAGCTTCCTTGCACAGGTTAATCCATACTTAGAATCAGTACAACAAAGACAAGGTTTGTATGCATTTAAAGTAGTGATGGATGACTCTAACAACACACCAGATGTAATCGACAGAAACCAAATGGTAGGTCAAATCTACATTCAACCAACTAAGACTGCAGAATTTATCTACTTAGACTTTAACGTTACTCCAACAGGAGCTACATTCCCGGCTTAATTTTCATATCAGTAATATTTATAACTAAATAAGACAATGGCAATTCTAACATCAGACGAAATATTCTTCACCGCCTTTGAACCAAAGGTACAAAACAGATTCATCATGTATGTTGATGGAATACCTGCTTACCTTATCAAAGGTGTAAGTGGATTAGGCTTTGAGCAAGGTGAGATCATATTAAACCATATTAACGTTTACCGTAAGATCAAAGGTAAATTAAGATGGAACGATTTAAACTTAACACTTTTCGATCCAATCACTCCTTCAGGAGCACAAGCTGTAATGGAGTGGGTTCGTTTACACCATGAATCAGTTACTGGCCGTGATGGTTATTCTGACTTCTACAAGAAGGATGTTGTAATTGACATCGTAGGTCCAGTAGGAGATGTAGTATCTGAGTGGGTAATCAAAGGAGCATTCATTAAAAATGCAAACTTTGGAGACTTAAACTTCGATAACGATTCTGCTGCACAGAATATCACAATGACTTTAGGAATGGATTATTGCGTGCTTAACTTTTAAATTAAACAAAAACTTAAAAGAAGGCCCTGCTATTTATATAGGAGGGCTTTTTTATTATATGAAACTCAGCATTATACTACAGGAAGTAATTTTACCTACGAACTTAAAGATTCTTTTAGGTAGGTTGAAAGACCAGGGTTACATTATGTTGGGTTCCGGAGATAATGGTATAGCACTTCAAAAAGGAAATCAAGTACTGAAACTTACTACCGATATTGATGAGCTGAGACACGCGGAGAAACTTTTAAACCATAGTTTTACAAGTATAATACCTATCAAGAAAGTAGAAGTTCTAGGACCTAAATCTGGAATAATAGAAATGGTAGATGCACAGCCTTTAGCACAAGAGGAAAAAGAAGAACTTAACTCCAATAGTACTAAAGCAGAAGATTACCTAATATACGGTGGAGAATTAAGCAATAACCTTTCAGATAAAATGAAAGAATTCTTAATGGACTTAAAAGAAGCTTTCACACAATCCGGTATTGATACAGATGAAATAGACTGGTCAGCAAATAATATTATGAATTTTCAAGGAAGATACGTTCTAGTAGACGTATAAAGCCTAATTCGTATATATTTATAAGAGAATAGTTACAACAAATTAGTATATGACAGAATTTAAATTCCCAACCGAGATTATTGATCTCCCTTCCAGAGGACTGCTTTACCCTAAAGATTCTCCACTTGCAAGCGGTAAACTTGAAATGAAGTACATGACCGCAAAAGAGGAGGATATCCTAACAAATCAAAACTACATTCAGAGAGGAATTGTAATCGACAAACTTTTACAGTCTTTGATTGTATCTAAAGTAGATTACAGTGAACTAATAACAGGAGATCAAAATGCAGTAATGATTGCAGCCAGGATCTTAGGTTACGGTAAAGACTATGAATTTAGTTACGGTGGACAAAAGCATACTATTGATTTAACAACTTTAGAAGATAGACAATTTGATGAAAGTCTAATTACCCCTTATGTAAATGAATTTAGTTATGAACTTCCATTCACAAAAACAAAAATTACTTTCAAAGTAATGACTGTTGGGGATGAGGAGAAAGTAAAGAAAGAACTCGACGGTTTAAAGAAAATTGATAAAAATTTAAACCCTGAATTATCTACAAGATTGAAGTTCATGATTACCTCAGTAGAAGGTAATAGAGAACTAGGTGTTATTAGAAACTTTGTTGACAATGGATTACTAGCTAGAGATTCTAAAGCATTAAGGGAATACGTGAAAAAGGTACAACCGGATATTGATTTAAATATCACAGTTGATATAAATGATGTTGAGGAGGACATCACATTACCAATCACTGTTAGCTTTTTTTGGCCTGACTTCTGAGCATAGAAAGCATATATTTGATCAAATACATCAAATAGTCTTCCACGGTAACGGAGGATATTCTTTTATTGAAATTTATGAACTCCCTATTCATTTAAGGAAATACATATACCATCAGATAAAAGAATATTACGATAAACAAAACAAGCAAGACACACCCGAAGAATTAGCTTCTAAAATTAAAGGTGGTACTGTACAAGTACCAGATTATGCAAAAGGTAAAAAAACAGCATACAACGGATAGGCATCGTAAAACCGGTGCCTTTTCATATTTATAATATATGACAGATCCAAGTCAAGATCCTAAAAAAGTAGCAGAAGAAAATGCCCTGTTAAAACAGCAGAACAACATACTTGAAGAGCGTTTAAAACTTCAAGAAGAAGGCTATTCTATTTCTACTTCTTATTTGGAGTCTTTAAAAGAAGCTTTAGGTATTCAATCCAGACTCTCACAGAGAGATTCTGATACTTTAGATATTAATAAAAAACTTCAAAAAGCAATTAAGGATCAAAGCACAGAGTTAAACTCAGTTGTACAGAAAACTAAGGAAATCGGTAAGAATAATAGTCTAATAGCTGCAGCAGACCTAACGATAAAAGGGTTAAAAAACTCTATTGGCGAAGAACAAACAAAAATAGTTGGTAATACCAAAGTACAATTTGAATTGCAAACATCCCTTGTAAAGCAAATTGAAGAAGAATTAGCAAACGTAGAAAAAGGTGAAACTATAAACCAAGAGAAACTCACTAACTTAAAAGAACAACTTCTAAAACAAGAACAACTTGTTGCTAGTGAGATAGAAAAATTAGGTCCATTAGAAAAACAATTACTATATAGTCAATTAACAGTACAGGAATTAAAGAAACAAAACGAACTAAGACAAGAAGAGAAAAAAACTTTAGATGAGATAGAAGAGAAACTAGGGGTAGCTGGAAAGCTAACTACTCTAATCGGAAAAATACCAGGCCTTGGAGGGAGTGCTGCAAAAGCTTTAGAAAAAGTTACTAAGGAGATGAAAGAGGCAGCAGATAGAGGTGAAAAATTACCATCAAAACTCCAAACCTTAGGGATGATCGCTAAAGAAACCGGTAAGAGCCTTGTTAAGAATCTAGCTGATCCTATGGTACTCATAGGAGGTTTATTTACAGCTTTACTAAAAGGATTTCTAGATTCAGACAAAGCCACCGTAGGACTCCAGAAAAATCTATCAATGTCTAAAGAAGAGGCAGCTGGAATAGCCAGAGAGTTTACAGTTGCTACTACCAACCTTGACGATATGTTTATCAATAGTCGAGATATGATAAAGACTTTTGGAGCACTTCAAGATAAGATGGGTTCTGTAGGAAAAGTAACAACAGAATCAGCAGAAACATTTGCAAGACTAAATAAACTAGTTGGATTAACAGAGGAAGAATCAGCCGGACTTACCGCACAATCAGATGCTTTTGGAAAAAATAGTGATGAAGTTTATACTTCACAGTTGAGAACCACCCATCAGGTTTCTCAGCAGTACAAAACACAGGTAAGTCAGAAAGCAGTTATGGCCGAGGTCGGTAAAGCCTCTGCTTATACCTTAGTACAATTTAAAGGATCTACACAAGCCTTAACAGAAGCTGTAGCTAAATCTAAAGCATTAGGTATAAGCATGGAGACCTTAGGAAAAATATCCTCAGGATTATTAGATTTCCAAACCTCTATTGAGAATGAATTAGCAGCCGAATTACTAACTGGTAAGCAAATTAACTTAGAGCAAGCTCGCTACTATGCTTTGACTAATCAGCAGTCAAAGTTAATGGACGAAATTAACGGGCAGATAGGAACTTTTAGTGACTATACAAATATGACGGTAATTAATCAAGAAGCTTATGCAAAATCTCT